CGGTACGACCCGAAGCAGGGTCCGGTGCTTCCTCCGCCTGAGTCGGTCACCAGGAACGTACCTGTCTCCCCGCTGGCCGCGCTTCAGAAAAGAACGTCTCTGGCTCTGCAGCAGGGAGACACCGAGGGCGCTCAGCGCATTGTCGACGTATCAGACAAGATCCGCGGCACCGAGAACGAGATCAAGTCCAGAGAGTTCTTCGAAGCGGCCTCGCAGGGCCGGGGCGAGCAGTATCTGGCCGCCAACGGCAAAGACCCGGCCATGATGAAGGGTGTGACGCTTACGCCTGACGGGTTTATCACCGACGCAGGTGAGCAGGGCAAGATCATCACGACCTTCGGACGCGACGGAATCAACGTCAAGCACGTTCAGGGTGGGACTCCTGCAGCGCCGCCCAAGAAGTCCTGGATCGACGTGAACGGGCAGAAGATGCAGCTGGACGAGCGCGGCGAGCCGACCGGCAAGTCTCTCGGATCTGTTCGGGAGACAGGCGGCGGGGGCGGTCACGGCGCGGTTGGAAATTACCCAAGAGTTGCGCAACTCATGGCCGACGGGTGGTATCCGTCCTCTGGACGTGTTACCGAACCACTCCTCAAAATCATGGAAGCTGCTGCGGAAGTGGCGGAGCAGCGCGGCACGCCGTTCGGGCCGGACGAAGCCCGCGCCGCAGAGTTCAATTCGGTGAAGAACCGGGCCACTGGCTCCTCTGGGGGTAGTCGCCTGGTTATCGCCAGAAAGCAGAACATTGAAGCCGCCAACGGGCTGCTGGCAGACCTCGATAAGACGGCCCAGAAGCTCGACTACTCGGACATTAAACTCGCCGGGATGCTGGAGAAATTCAAGAACGGGCAGCTCAACGATCCGGTCTACACCGAGTACATGACCCAGCGGGCCGACGCACTGTTCGTGCTAGCCAACGCCTTGAAGCAGAACGGCGTCACTGACAAGTCCATCGAAGTCGAAGAAGAAGCCTTTACCCCGACGCTTTCCGGGACGGCGTTTAAGGGCTGGCTGAATACGCAGCGGCGCGCACTCAACCGCAGCGCCGCAGAGATGCAAAAAGATTACAAGTTCAACATGGAGCAGCAGCCGGTGTTTGACGCGGGCCAGGGCGGGGCACCGACCGGGGCGCAGCCTGTACCCGGCGTGCAGGACGACCTTCGACCCAAGCCTTCCGCCGCTCCGAAGGGGCAACTGATCAGAAACCCAAAGACTGGGGCGACCGGGTATCTCCAACCTGACGGCTCTATTCTCAGCGAAACCGGCGAGAGGATTCAGTAATGGCCAATATTCCTGAAGGGTGGGAAGTTGTTTCAGACAGTTGGCCGCAAATCCCTGACGGGTGGGAAGTGGTGGGACCTGCACCAATTTCAACCGTCCCCTCGCACGCAACTGCCAGGCCGGGGGTCATGCAGTCCTCGCGCACGCCGGCTGCGCCGGTAGAACCCGCACCTCCTGCCGAGGATACGCTCAACCAGGACTATTTGGCCGGGTTCGGTGGAAGCCTGTACGGCGCAGGCATCGGCGCGGCGCAGCTCGGGGTCGAGGGTCTGAAGGTCCTCACGCCGAAGTCGCTGGAGGGGCCACTGGATCGCGCCTCTGTAAAGCTGCAGACCGAAGAAGCTGAGCGGCGCAGGGTTATGGATGAACTCAAGGCCAAGTACGGAGCCAAGGGTATCACCAACCCCATCTCTCGCGCTGACTTTCTCGGGGAGGTCTACCCCTACGCCGTCGCTGGAGCTGTGAGTGCCGGCAGAGCCGTTGCCAGCCAGCTTCCAGTCAGCTATCTCAAGACAGCAGGCCAAGGGGCGATGATTGGCGGGACGGCTGGGGCGGCGGCGCCCTTGGTTGAAGGCGAGAGTCGTGGGCTGGCTACTGGCGTCGGCGCCCTCGGTGGCGCGGTGCTGACTCCTGCGGTGCGGCTCGGGGCGGAGCTGACTCAGGTTGCCGGGAAAAAGGCCGGAGAAGGTGTCATGTCGTGGGTGGAGCGGCGGGCGCTGCGCAAGGCAGACCCGGAAGTTGGGAATCTGCTGGACGGCCCCGGCAAGATCATCGAGAACAACCTGCGCAAGATTGCCCCCAGAACCTCGGCAGACATCAAGACTCCTGCGGCTCTGGCCAGGGAGATCAAGAACGACAACGCTGCGGTGCAGACGGTGGCCAAGATGCGCGACCAGATCTCATTCACCAGAAACGGTCGAGAGGTCACTGGGAAAACTCCTGAGACTCTGGGGGAAGCACTTGAGGCAACCACGCAGAGCATTGGTAAGACTGCCGGTTGGATTGACCAAATCAGCGAGAACGCAGGTCTTCAAGGTGTGAGGATTCCGGTCAATGAGGTCGCTGGGGAGTTGTCCAAGGTCAGCGTCAAGAGCGGGTATCTGCCCAACCAGGAAGCTCTGGCCAAGAAGTGGCTGGCCCAGCTTGAACCACTGTCGCAGGAAGGCGGTATGTCGGTTCCGGCCTCGATCCGGCTGATGACCAATCTGAACAATGACATCAAGTCCATCTTCACCGGCAAGAACGTCTCCGGGGATTCTCCTGAGCTACTGGGGATGATCGCCGGCAAGTTGCGCGAGTCGCTGAACAAGACTCTCAACGCCACCGAGGGTGGTGCGCAGTTTGGTGAGTTCCGGGCGACTCTGGGCCAGCTCATGAACCTTGAGAAGCGGCTACTGAAGACTGCCGAGAAAGAAGCAAACAAAAACGCCAAGGCCAGCATGTCGATCTTCGATATTATCGCCGCTGAGCAGTTGATCCGCAGCGCAGCAAGAGGGTCGGCAACCGGCTTGATCGAGGCTCCGGCGTCGTGGCTGACCGGCAAAGCAATGAAGATTCTCAACTCACCAGACCGCGCCGTCAGGCAGGTCTTCAGGACTGCTGACTATATGTCCAAGAACAGCCGGATGGCCGCGCCAGTCATCCCCCCGGCAACGCCTCCAACAACGTACTTCGACCCGACCATCGGGGCGAGAGTTCCGATCAAGCCCGGTGGCGGTGGTCTGACTCCGACAGGGACTTCTGCTGGACTGCCCTCGCAGCCCTCGGTTTACTTCGATAAGACCGTAGGGGCTTGGTTGCCCGTCAAGCCCGGTGGCGGTGGTCTGACTCCGACAGGGACTTCTACTGGGGGTGCCCCGACAACGTACTTCGACCCGACCATCGGGGCGAGAACTTCGGTGAAGCCATGAGCGACTTTCTACCGGCCTTTGAGGCGATGATCATTGACGAGGGCGGCTACAAGCTGCACACCGTCAAAGGGGACCGCGGAGGTGCGACCTACGCCGGCATTGCCCGCAACTACCACCGGGGCTGGGCAGGGTGGGCTTTTGTTGACCGGGGCGAGATCCCCCCATCCCAACTGGTGCGCGATTTTTACAAGCGGGAGTTCTGGGATGCGCTGCGCTGTGGCGAGATCAACCAGCAACCGATCGCTTCGAGCCTGTTCAACTTTGCTGTCAACGCAGGGACCAAGACTGCGGCCAAGCTGGCTCAGGTGGTGGTCGGCGTCACGCCTGACGGGGCGATTGGCCCCAAGAGCCTCGAGGCGCTGAACAAGATCCACCCGGAGCGATTCGTTTCGGCGTTCGCCTTGGCCAAGATCAGCCGGTATGCTGCGATCTGCAACCGGGACCCTAGCCAGGTCAAATTTCTCCTTGGCTGGATCAATCGCACTTTGAAGGGGCTGTCATGAACTTACTGTCTATGGGCATCGGCAGCATCGTCGACACGGTGGGCAAGATCGCCGGGGAGTTGATCACCACCGACAAGGAGCGCATCGAACTGGCGCTGGAAGAGAAGCGCATCGACCAGGCGACCGACCTTGCCCAGATGGAGGTTAACAAGGTCGAAGCTGCTCACCCCTCCCTTTTCGTTGCCGGCTGGCGCCCGGCGATTGGTTGGATTGGCGCAACGGCGATGGCCTACCAGTTCGTTCTCTACCCGCTGCTGCTCTGGACTCTCGCCCTGGCAAAAGGTCTTGAGATCGCCCCGGTGTGGGTTGAGCCGCCGCCGATCCTGCCCACGGACGCGCTCTGGGTCATTATCTCCGGGATGCTCGGCATTGCCGGGATGCGCAGCATCGACAAAGCGAAGGGTGTGGTAACGGTCAGCACCAAAAAGACATAAAAAAGCCCGCTTCGCTCAGGAGGGCCGGGCGGCCAGCGAAACGGGCAAGTGACTCGCCCGGTAATTATTTCTTGTCTTAGGCGGCTATCTCCCTCGCTTTGATTCGAGTATTGAAAAAATAGCGACCCACAATATGCCCCCGACCGCACCGACTGGCACCCACATGATATTTAATCCGTTTGCGAACATCCAATCAAAAAGCCAGGTTAAACCTGAGATCAGCCCCCACATTGCAAGGGAGCCGAGTAAAAGAATAAATGTTGCGAGAATTGCCGACCTCATCTTCTACCTCCATTTATCTATTGTCGCCTGAGCCGTTCAAAGTACCCTTCGAGGCTCTTTCCGTGAGCTTGCGAACGTTCTCGGTGGCGACCTCGGACAGACTTAAACCTGCCTGTCGAGCGACCTCGGAAACATACCACAGGACGTCGCCGAGTTCTTTTTTAAGAGCCTGCTGGCGCTCCTCGGTCAGCTCCAGGCCGTCGTCCCGGCACATCTTTTTGACCTTCTCGGCAACCTCCCCTGCTTCTCCAGCCAGTCCGAGCGCCGGGTAGACGATGGGATGGCCCAGGGTCGGGTAGACCGCCGTGTCAGCAGCCATGCCCTGGTAGTCGTCCAGGTCGCTGTAACGCTTCTTTGGAACCTGGTCGTACTCGATCTCCAGCAACAGGTCCAGAAAGTGCGCGGCCTTGGCGATGTCCTCCTTGCCGTTCTTGCCGCGGTGCCGGCAGACGTACTTGATGACCGCCGCTTCGCAGTAGGGTAGCTGGTTCTTCTGGATAAACTCAACCGGCTGGATGACCATGTTCTTGTAATGCTGCCCGCCGACCTGAACGTCGAGAGCCTTCTCAGCCTCTTTCTTTTGGTACGCCGCGAGTTCCTTGACGCTGGCGTTGAACCGTTCCTCGACTTTCTTCCTGTAGGCTTTAGACCTTTCCTCAATCTCTCCAAGCCCCAACAGCTCCGCAATCTCTTCCTCGGCCTCCTGCGCCTCGATCAGATCCTCATGCCGGCGCTTGGCCACCCCCGCCGCAGTCGCCTCGGTCCAGAAGTTTTTGGGGATCTTTGGAATGCCTTTAGCTTTTGCATCGAGATCCGCAGCGTATCGCTGGTCGAAGTCGTATGCTGGGGATTTGCCCCAGTTCTTGCTGTCACACTTACACCCGCTGTCACTCATCGTTTGCCTCCTCCTTGTCCTCTTCGGACTTTACTCTCCACTTCGGGCACATCCCGCAGTGGTCTTCCGGGTCGCAGATATACTGGTTCTGCACTCGACAAAAATCACAGGTTTTCATCCCCTCAACTCCCTAATGATGGGTTCCGTAGCTGCGGCCTTGGCCACCAGTTGGATGCCGACGGCGCCGAGTTTCCGGCACTTCAGGTCGATCTCCCAGCAGGCTTGAACCGCCCCGGAGAACTGCGTGCCGCCGCCGAGTGACTTCTGCCGGTTGGCGTTCTTCAGCGCGTCCATGTTTTGCAGGTCGGTGCGTATCCGGTTGTAGGACCCGAACCGCTTGGCCACCCACGCCTTGAACACGGTGCGGCTGATGTAGAGGCGGTCGGTGTCAAGTTCATGCCGCATGACGAGGGCGCCCCGCGGTGCTTCGATGGTCAGGCAGTCCTTGCCGCCGATGGCGCTGCCGCGCACGATCAGACGGTTGGTGACGTGGGCGTCGATGAATTGAGCCAGAATCCCCACGGCGTCCTCGGCCAAGTCTTCCTTGTCGTTGCGCATTCCGCTGACCTGCTTCTCGGCCCAGGCCATGACCCGGCTGACTTCGAACTTCACCAGGCCGAGCTTCTGGGCAACGATGCCGCCGTAGACTGCGGTTGCGATGATGGCCGACCAGAACCGCTCATCCCCACGCATGGAAGTTGCTGCGTTGATTTTCTTCTGAACCTTTTCCAGTGCCGGAGTGATGGTGTGGATGTTGGTCGCGATCCACTGGATGTAACGCTCCCCGGCCCCTCCGAAGTTATTGTGAATTGTCCAGTACAGTTCTGCAGTCGTCTCGCCGCTGAACTCCTCAACCCGCGGCACGTAATACTCGAAGACCCGGTTGAGTTCCGCCGAGGCGTCGTGCTTGACCCCCGAGAGCTTGTCGGCCAAGGAGGAGTTGGTTGTGACCAGTGCTAAGGTGTTCCAAGCGTTGACAACCTTGCGCTCCTCGGCGTTCTTGGTCAGGCGGGCTTTGTCCCGGCCTTGAGTGACGCGATAGACCAGGTCTGAGAGTTCCTGCCCGTCGATGTTGGTGATCTCATCCACGGTGAGGGGCAAATTGCCGTAGACTCCGAGCCGGCTGACCAGGGCGTTGCGGGTGTCGTCGCGCAGCATCATCAGCTCGTTGTGCTGGCCGTAGATCGACTGGACCCAACGCAGCATGAGAGTCTTGCCAACGCCGGAGTCACCGACCAGGGAGACGAGAGCGCCGTCGAAGCCGGTGAACTTCATCAGCGGGGCAGCGAAGCCGCAGAGCAGGGCGAAGGCGTAAGGCTCCATCCCCGGCTTGTTCAGCAGGGCGGTGGCCTCGACCCATTTGTTGACATCGCCCTGAGAGCGATACCCCTGCGCCGAGGACGGAACGTGACGGGCGAGGCTTGCTTCTTCGATGGAGCCGTCCTCCTGAAACATTTTCTTGCCCAGGACGAACATATTGGAGCCGTCGTTGTTGGTCTTCCAGCCCATCTGCCCGCAGAGCACTGTCATTTTCTGCTGCCTTTGCAGCTTGGCCAGATGCCCCTCAATGTAGAATGACATGACCTTTTTCTCCTTTTGGCCGATGACATGGACGTGGTTGTCGGACATCGCAATCATCAGAGCCTTGTGGTCGTGGATCAGGCTGGAGCGAATCATGAACTCCATGCAGCCCTCGAACGGCAGGCAGTGCTTAATGACGGCGACTTGGTAGCCCAGGGAGGAGTCGTAGGCCACGCGGTCCACGTACAAGTCCTGGTCATAGAACCGAGTCCAGCGCCCGTCCTCCTCGTAATAGAGACCCGTCTCGGAGCGCCTGAAGCCGGGGGCGCTCTCCAGGTTCTTCTCAGTGATCTCCAGCGAGACCGGCTCCGGGCGCCCGAGGGCGATGGGACTTTTGATCTTGCCGTTGTGGATGCAGCCGATGCACAACTCGCTGTGAGTCTCACTGAGTTTGACGCAGGTCGACGGGCCCGCTGCTGAGTCCTGGTAGTGCTGGGCCTTGGCGGTGGTGACGCTTGGCGAGTAGTCGGGATGCCCCGAGGACCACTCCTGGATCAGGTCCCAGCCGTCGGTGCAGTGAATCATGACCCCGAGGACCGCATACCACAGAGGCTCGGAGACGTTGCCTTTTTTATCGCGAACCAGCTTGACCTGCTGACACCGCTCGGCCACCTGAACGATCGAGGAGGGGGTGTCTCCGATGCCCGAGGCGAAGTCCTGGTTGAGATCCTTGCTCGGCTTCGGGGCGCTGGTCTTGGTTGTGTCCAGGTGGAGCTTGCCCCCGGCCTTGTTCAGGGCGGATGAGAACAGCGCGTAGGGTGAGGCTGGCTGGAGCTTGAGCAGTCGAACGGGCTTGGCTTCTTTTCCGGGTTTGCGGTTGGTGGTTCCAGGGGGTCTGAGTACCGAGGCCGAGTCTGCGGTGCGCGAGGGGTCGGCCTTGAAGCCAAGGCCAGCAGCGACCTGCTTGAGCAGATAGGCCGTGGTGCGCCAGTTCTCAGCCGGGATCATCTCCTCGATCAGCCAGTGAGCGTAGAGGCCGTTGCCGGAGGAGGAGACGGTCGGCATAGGCAGCTTGGTCTGGGCGACGAACTCCTTGAGCGCCGCCACGGCGGTTTTCTGGTCCGGGTAGTCCTTGTCCGGGCCACAGTCGATGTCAAAGAAAAAACTGCGCAGAAGCAGAGCATTTTCCTGAGACCTTAATTTCTTGCGGAGGCTTGTGTACTCTGCCTTTGGCAGCCCTCTCGGAATGGCTGCGTTGTGTGTCTGGGCTTCGTCAATTTTTTCTCTGTCAAAGGTTGCTTGAGCCAAATAGACGGTATGGCCAGCGTTCTCAAGGGCGTCGATCTGCGCCTGAGCGTGGTCATGCGTCTCGCAGAAGTAGTGCCGGAACCCGCCTTGAGGCAGGAGCATTGCGACACAGATGTAGCCTTCGTCAGGCAATAATGCCTCAAGGAATGTCACGACTTGGCTCCGTTGTTTAGGGGGGTGGGCTCTGAGTAAACCAGAGAAGATCGATCAAGTCAACGACCGAGGGCGCAGGCCACAAGAAAGATGAGGGCAGCGATGATTAACGCTGCCACGCGCTGCTCTCCAACAGCTTGCCTTCCAGCAGGCGCTTGGCCTCTGCGTAGGCGATGTCAAGGCGCAGATGGTCGTTGACGTTGGCCCCTTTTTTCCAACGGTGCAAGGTAATACGGGAGATCCGGGTGGCCTTGGAGAAGGCAACGATGGTCGTTTTGCTCTCCTCCAAGGCTTTGAAGATCAGGTTGATTTTCTGCTGGTCAGTCATGTTGGGTTCCTTCTAAGTGCGGGGTCCCGGAGGACCCCGCAGTCTCACTGATTAAAGGCCGAGTTCTGCAGCCAGTTCGTCGTCGGAGGGGGTGGAGGCGCTTTGCTGGACCTCCTCTTCAACTTCAATATCCAGCCCGAGGCCGAGATCATCAGCCACAACAACCGGCTCAGGCTTCTTCTCGACCGCCTTGGGCTTGGCCGCTGCCGCAGGCTTCTGGACCGGGGCAGGAGCGGCTGCGGGGGCGTGGGTGGAGTTGATGATCTTCTCGTTGACGATCTCCTCGGCTTCCAGGGACTGCGCCATTTCGGCCAGTTTGGGGATCAGGTTCTCAGGCACGAACCCGCCGAACTGAAAGGTGACGACCGGGAAGGTTGCGGCCAGGTCGAAACCGAGCAGGGTTTTGACATTGCCGACCGGGATACCGCGGGCGGTCAGATTCTTGACATAGATGCCCCAGTTCTTCAGGGACGCCGGGGGCAGCTTGAACTTGTGGACGCCGGCCTTGGGCACGAACACGGCCAGGATCTTATTGTCGGAGCAGGCTTTGCCAGCGGTCGGGTTGCCGTTCTGGTCCTTGCCGCTGCCGAAGGCGTTCATCGGGCAGTTGGCGCAGGAGTCACACTGGATCGCTCGGCAGGAGGCGTCAGGGCGCACGCCGTCGTTGCTGAAGCAGTCCGGGGCCTCGCGGTTCTCGTCGTTCGGGTTGAACTTCTTGGCGTACCAGGCTTTCTGGATCTCCTTCTTGGCCCGCAGGACGATGACCGGCATGTAAAGGTTCTTGTCCGGGCCGGCGAACATATCACCAGGCTTGACCGGAATCTCGTTGCCGCTGCCGTCGACCAGGGTGAACTGCTTGCCGGCGAGCTTGATGCGCGGCGGGGCGCCGGTGGAGATGCCTGCGGCGGCTTCTTCGTTGGCGAGTTTGGCCAGCTCGGGGTTGAGGATGTAGGCCGGGACTTCTGCTGCTTCGGGGATCATGAGATCGTTTGCCATTGTGGTGCTCCTTTGTGGTGAGTGCCCGTCTTGCGGGCGGGGATTATTGTTTGTCCCAAATGCCTGATAGAACTTTTTGCTGCGCTTGGCTGAGGTCTTTTCCCTGCTTTTCTTGCCTGACTATTGAAGCAACAAACTCTTTTTCCTAGTCCGACAAAGTGTAATGGTGCAGAGTAAGTTGGTCCAAGATAAATGCTGTCTCTTTTCTGCTGTAACTCGTCATGCTCGCCTCACTTTCACATCCTTGATCTTGGTGTAACTCACGCCCGGCGGCAGCGATACGCCAGCGTCCAGGTCCTGCTTCTGTTCCGCAGATTTACGCAGGCAGCAGGCTTCGAAAAAGTCTTTTGAGCTTCCTAGGGATCTAGTCCCGAAAGATACTTGCCAAGAGTTTCGTAAAGCCCTCCACTGAACCCCAGAGATTCCTGTTTTGTTTGTTTTGTATATTTTGCAAGTTCTTGTGTTTGCTTGCTGTGTTTCTAGTGTGGCCCATCTACAATTTTCTGGAGAATATCCTTTGCTGTTGTCTACCCTGTCAAGGGTCATGTTTTCTGGGCGTTCGCCCATGTCTTCGTAAAAAGCTACGAAACTATTCCGCCACCTGTCACATACTGTTATACCTCTTCCGCCATAGTATGGGTAGTCTGGGCGATTCTCGTAATAGCAGCGACTCACCATACTTCTCCAGAGGTAGTAAATTTTTGATCTGGAGAGTCCGTGTTTAACTACTCCTCCCATAGCCTACCTCCTCAGTTGCGGACGACACGCACTTTGCGCATGGTCACATAGTTAGCTCCGGGCGGCGGGGTGTTGCCGTCATCCACCCACTGCGTAACCGCCTCTTTGCTGGCGGCGTTGGCCAGGAAGTGTTTGCGGTTCTCCCAATCCTCGTGAATCCAGGCTTTGTACTCTTCCGGGTCGGCCACAGTCACGGAGACGAATTTGTAGAAGTGACACGAACCCTCCAAAGTTTTCTTGCCAATTTCCTTGGTCTGGTCCATGTTGCCGGCCAGCCACAGCTCGCGTTTTTCTTGGATGGCTTTGAGCCGCTTTTCTTCTTTGCTGAGTTCCGCGATCTCGTCCCGAGTTTTGATGTACGCCGCGATGACGCGATCAGCGGTTACTGTTCCTGGGCTTGTTCCCGCGCTTGCTGCCGGAGCCGGCTTGGCCTTCGGTTCACACTTATGCGCCCAGGCACCGCCGTCAGCCTTTCGTTTCACATCCTTGCCACATTCTGGGCATTCCATCCGGTCGTCCACTTGGCTACCTCCTCCGTTGTCTCTTAGGTGCATAGCTACAAAACTACTCATTCCGTCTTCTGGGGAGTCGTCAAACGACGACGGGTTATATCCCATGACTCCCTCCTACACAGCCAAAAATTTTATTCTGTCGGCCCTTACAACATCGACTGAGCCGTCAGCATATTCTACGATTGCTGCGCTGAAGTTTCCTGGGCCACCTTCAAGCTCTTCGTAGTCAACCCCCCACTGGTGGAATACGGCTTCGCCTTTTTCGAGTGTTGTCCAGACGCCGGCGACTATCTTGATTTCGTGAACCATCACCTTTTTCATCTTGTTCCTCCTTTGAGGTTTGTGTCTCACTGTGTAAGTAGCTTATCAGGTACTTTTGAGACTGTCAAGGGGTTTACTAACTATTTTTTGCAAGATCCAAAACTATATCCTGCAGCTTCTTTTTCTCGGCCAGGGCCTTGTAGATCCTTTTGGTGGGGCGAGACGGAGTAAAAATAGCATCGTACGCACTCCAAGTCTTCTTCCCGAGCCTGGCACTTATTGTTCCGTACGGTACCCCGCTTAAATCAGACCACTCACGTATGTATTTTTCGTCGGCCCCAATTCGTATTTTTCTAGCGTTGGGAGGCATGACGCCCTTGCGCTTGGCCGACCATTTTTGTTTTGTTTCGTCTGAGTGTTCCTTGCCGTAGAATGGGTTTAAATCGCCTGTCTGAGCTTTTCCCATTGCACCTACTCGATCTTTAGCTGCCTTGGACATATTTACGCGAGCTTTTCCGGTGAGGGCCTTCCGTATCTTTTTTACGGTTTCAGGGTCTCGCGGTTTGCCATAAGATGGGTGGTCCTCTCCTTTGCGCCCGTACATAGCATTTTGTTTGCCTAGAAGCCTGCACCCGTCCCCGCCGCTAGTTCCGTTCGTTAGGTCGGCTCCTATGTATCTGAAGTATGCAATCCACCATTTTTCATGGGCCTCCCATTCTGACTTGAGGACTTTGTCAAAAATGACCAGTTCTGGTTTCAACCCCGCCGAAACAAGGGTCTTTAGCCAACTGTTTTTGTGGGTGCTGGATAGCAGTTGTTTTGGCTGCATGTGCCTGTTAAATCGTATTTGTACATTATCCGCTTTGCCAACATACCGGCACTCGCCAGTCAAAGGGTCGATTAGCCCATAAATAAAAGTGAGCATGTCAGCCACCTTTCATCAAGTCTAGTACGAGATCCTGCATTTTAGTTTTTTCTTTAAGGGCTGAATATATCTTCCTTTCTTCGGGGGTCGAGTACAAGTGAATTATGTTTGTTGGGTATTTTTGCCCTGGGCGCACAATCCTAGCGTTTGCCTGGTTGTATACATCGTTGCTTGTTGTTGGGGCGTACCACACGATTGTTGAAGCCTCTGTCAGCGTTAGTCCGTGACTCATTGTTCCGGCATTGGCTACAATTATGTGGGGTTCTTTAGTTCTTTGGAAATCGGCAAAAATTCTATTTCGTTTTTGCACTGGCGTACTTCCGTCGATAACTTCAACCGCCCATGTTGATTTTAGTTCTTGCGCTACGGCGTTTAATGCACCTGTAAGGGGTACAAAAACTATTACTTTCTGGTCGCACTCTTCGATTAGCTCTTTCAGTAGGTTTATTCTGGGGGAGAAGTCTATTTTTAAAGTCTCCCCCGAGCCGTCGTACAAACATCCAAGTGCGGCTTGAATAATCTTTCCTATCAGGACGGCTGCGTTTACGGCTGTCACCTGGTTGCCTTGGACTTCTGTGACTGCTTGGTGCAGAAGGTCTCTATAGTGTTTTTGTTGTTCTTTGGATAGCGCAACATACCTGTCGCTGTAGATTGTTGGAGGGAGATCCACGCAATCTCTAAGGGCAAACCGAATTGAGGGTTTCAGTATTCGGTTGACAGTGTCCTCCGCTCCCTTTCTTGGAGCCCACTTAAATTGTGTTATCTGGATCATGGTTTCGTTCTTAAACGATGTGAAGTGCCCTTTATAGTTTTCTGGGCAGATAAGCTTGCTTTGCCCAAAAGCATCTGTGGGGTCGTTGGGGGTTGGTGCGCCTGTGAGCCCCCACGCTGACCGTGTGAACCCGCATTTATTCAGGACAGAGTTCATTACCTTCCAGCGATCCGTCCGGCTGTTCCTATACATTGCTTGTTCGTCTATGATGAAATGGTCTATGTCCGGGCGCTGCATTAAATCTTCTTGAAGTATTTTCACCCCGTCGTGATTTATTATGTAGATGTCGTGCAATTTGGCTAAAAGGTCTCGTCTTTTTTCTCTAGTTCCGTGGAGTATGGCAAAAGTCTTCAGTGGGAAGTTTGCAAAAATTTCATCAGCCCATGTTGGGTCTAGGGTTGAAAGCGGGGCCACGATCAAGATCCTTCTTATTTTTTTGGTTGTTTGTAGATAGTCCGCCGCCCACAGAGAGCTTATTGTTTTGCCGCTGCCCATCCCGTTAAGGCAGAAAGCTCTTTGGTTTAGAGTGAGAAACTCCGCTGTGTCCTTCTGGTGGGTCTTTGGTTTGTACTTGCCCGGCCACTCGTACTGGTCGCGGATCGGGCTCGGAGTCTTGAACCCGAGGTTATTTAAGATCCTTGCCGAGTCCAGCGACAGAGGGACTGCGCACCAGGTCTGCCCGCCGACCACCGCCTCCTTGACCTTGGGGAAGACCGCCCGGAGCTGTCCTGGGTTGCGGGTCGGGACGACATAGTGGTTGTTGAGGATTTTGGTGGTTGTCATGCGAAAAGTGCTCCGATGCAGAAAACTCCGATGCCGGCCCAAGCGCCGAACGCAGCGCCGACGGCGAAAGCCCCGGCGAACAAAAGCCCCAGTCTCAAAAAGTCTTCTCCAGTCATAGGTTCTCCTTTGGTTCCACCCACTTGATTTTCTTTCCACAACAGCCGCAGTAGTTGGCGTTCTCGTCGATGAACGCATCACAGTTTGGGCACTCGAAAAACTCCATGCCGTAGTCGTCAAGCCCGCCTGAGTGCTTTGGGCCAATTATGACTTTTGACCATGGCCACCTCATAACTCCTCCGGTGGGTTTGGCAGCGGCATCCAGTGAGTAACTGCCCAACCCATATCAGCCAAAAAATCTCCTCCCCAGCTTTCCATAAACTCAAAAGCTCCATCTGAAGGCTCCAGAGATGCGACAACTTGGTCGTTCCTATCTCCTGGATCTTTGTGGATTTTGCACAGCACCTCAATAGTCGGATCTGGCAGTCTTTGGTTCACACTTATCCACGCAGTCATAATTCCTCCAGTTCTCGTCTCACGGCGTTGATACTTTCCTGGTCATCGACTTTGAAAAACAGTCCTCCGGCCTTGGTCACGCAGTTGCCGAACCGAACCTGCAGCCCGCTCAGGCCCTGATTCTTCTCGCCCCGTCGCCCTGGCTTCTTGGCTTCGATCGCGACGAAATGTCCTTTATAACAGGCTAGGCGGTCGCTGACCCCGCCGATGGAGAAGGCACCGGCAGAGGCCGGGAAGTGGAACGCGTCGATCTGGTCGAGCATCTCCTTGAGGGCTGACTTGACATCGTTCTCGGTCCGCATCATCGCCTCCCATTATGCGCGCAGCTCAAAACTTCACAGTACTTGCCGCAGAGCGGGTTCTTGCGGGCCGGGAAGTTGTCCGCCTTCCAGGCGTCCTCCATGCGCTTGACTCGCGGCAGAACGTTCTCCCAGACCTTGTTGACTCCGGCCCGGTCGAGGTCCGGGCAGCCGCTGGTCTGCTGGTGCTGGGTCCAGATAAGTTTTCCTTTGAACTCCTCCAGTTCCTTGCGGATCAGGCCGAGGGAAGCAAGGCACAGGTGCAACTGCTCGTAGTCCTCTTTGATCTTGGCCCCGGTTTTGTAGTCGAACACCGAGGCTTTGGTCCCCTGGATGATCGGAACGTCGATCTTGCAGCGAAACCAGGCAGTCTTGGCAAACCAGGCTTTGCTCCCGGTGATCGGCACCATGTTCTGATCGAGAACGATCTCCATCTCGGGGAGGACTTCCGCGCCTTTTTCCTTCATGCTCAGGAACAGCCGAGCGTACTTCTCGACCGGCTTGAAGCCCTCCGGGTCTTGAACCTCTCCGGTGCCGACGAAGATCTCGGCGGCCTTGTGCACCCGGTTGCCCCAGGCCATTGCCTCGGACTCAACCGTCTGGGTGGTGCAGTAGAAGCGGTTGTGGGCGTACTTCAGCGGGCATCCGAGTGCGCCGTCGAAGTCGTTCAGGGCGGAGAAGGACCAGGAAAAGGTCTTGCCTTTGGCGTTGACCGGGCGGGAATCTTTCATCGGCTTGATGTTCTCCGGGGCGCTCGTGCCCTTGGGGTTGTCGGCAGGGTCCAGCTTGCCGGCATAGATTGCATTGTCCACGTCTGCCGACCAGATATAGTAGGCATACTTCTCGTCAAACTTGCGATCCCTGGTGCACAGCGGGTAGCCCTGGACCGAGAGGATATTCTCCCCTCGTGATGCCATCGCACAGACCTCAGCGAACGGCAGGGTGTAGATCGGTGGGTGGTTCATCGGCAGTGCCTCCTTGAGAACTTGAGCGGGCAGCGGGATGGTACTCCCGTTTCGCATGTTAGGGCCGGCATGTTGTGGGTCGGATTCTTTAGGCGTCGACCAGCCTCGCATAGAGGGTTCTCCAGGCTCGTTCGGCTGTGGCTGGGACCACTCCGTTGCCGAGGAGTCTGAGTTCGTCAACACGATTGTCACTGGAGCAGTACAGCTCGGCATCGTCCAACCAACCGGCAGGCCCATCAGAGTCTCGACCCATCGGGGGTTGAGTTTTCCCCCTACTTGATTCGCCACCGTCTTCGTCCCACCTGTCTGTCGCCCCTCTTCCCTCAACCGGACCATTCGTTTGTCTGCTGTCTCCTTCGACTCTGAGATAGCTGATGCTCTGGGCGTCATCCAATCCTCTTGTGACTCTCGGCGGCTCCCATTCGTGCTGGTCTTCGCCTGGTCGGGAGGGCCATGCAAATGCACCGCTGTTCCCAGCGGTGGCGAGTTGCGCTCCGCTTGGCTGCCCATCTCCGAGTTCTTTGACTCGTTGACCGAGATTGTAGGCCAGTTCTTGACTTCCTCTCCTAGAATTTTCCCCCCCGTACCCGGTTTTCTGCTCCCTGGATTCCCAGCTCTCATCGTGGGCCAAGATAAACACTCGCTTCCGCTGGTGAGGTGCGCCGACTTCAGCCGCGCTGAATACTCCCCACGTTGTTCTGTAACCGTCTTCTTCCAGATCGCTGAGGACTGTGGAGAGTCCAAGCGAGATATGTCCCTCGACGTTCTCGAAGAAGCAGAAGGTTGGCCGCATGGCTCGGACGGTTTCTCGGATGAATGGCCAGAGGTGGCGAGGGTCGTCGGTCCCTGCCCGTTTTCCTGCGGCACTGAAGGGCTGGCAGGGGTATCCGGCCACAAGGAGGTCCACTTTGCCGTGAAACTCTTTTGCAGGGAAGGTTTTAAGATCCGTCCAGACAGGTGCTGCGTCCAGGAGTCCCGCTTCCATTTTAGCAACCAGGTTCGCTGTTGCGAAGGCTTCGATCTCACAAAGAGCGAGGAGGCGCAGATCTCGGATTGCTCGGTCAAGTCCGAGATGTATGCCCGCATATCCTGCACAAAATTCAACGGCTGTGAAGGGTCTGGGCTGGTCAAGTTCTTCGGGATTATCCACACTCTGTTTCCTCCTTATTTCACGTATCTCTTGTCGGTCCCGCCCTCGGACGCCAGGGGCAGCGACGGAGCCCAGGCAGGGGCTTGAGCCATGAGTTTCTGCATCAGGGCAAAGTCAGCTTCGGAGCGCGACTCATCGGAGCAGGCGACTACTTCGTCGTGGACCTGAAGGGCGAGCTTGAGTCCTGCGCGGGTGATCTTGTTCATGGCGTCGGTAATAACGATCCGGGCCAAACTCTGAGTCAAATTCTCGCAAATCAAACCGCCGTACAGCTTGCTGCGCTCGATCCTGCGCCCTTTGCGCTTGGTCAGGGACCACTCACCCCCGTCGTGCTGCTTGAGTCCGTTGTACTGCATCGTCAGGCCGTTGGGCATAACGATACCGCCAGGGACAACCTTCAGCGACGGCTCGATGCCGACCGTATAGTTCCAGTCCTCATCTGCTGCCAGAGCGGGGATGATGCCGTGGCAGGCTCTCCACAACCGCACAATGGCTTGGTTGGTGCTGCGGTAGCGGTCGATGATCTCTTTGGCGCAGGCGCAGTGGATCAGGTGCTCATCTTCGGTCAGGTTCGACGGTTTCGAGTCCAGGGCTTTAGCATAGTGCCGGCTGGTGAAACTGTCAAGGGATATACACAATGCGTTTGCGACTTCTTGATCGAAGAGCACTCCCTCGTTGCCGAGCATGCCGATGCGCACCATCTGGGAAAACTTCGACCAGCCGAGCCCGTATCCTGCCCCGAGTACGACGGCCTTGCCCAAGAACCGCTTCTCCTTGTCTCGCTTTGTGACCGGCGCCCCGAAGATCTGGGCGGCCATCTCGCAGTAGACATCCTTGCCCTGAGCAAACTGCTCGACCAGCCGGGTTTCTCCGGCCAGCACCGCCAGCACTCGCGCCTCGATCTGGGACAAGTCGCTGATGACCAGGTCCTTGCCGGGAGGGGCCATGATCGCGGTGCGCAGCCGGGAGCCGCGGGTGAAGTTCTGCGGGTTGACTTTGTCCCCGCCGCCGTAGCGGAAGGTCGTTGCGGCACAGTAGGTCAGGTAGACCGGCCAGGCGCCGCGCCCGGAGATGCCGAGCATCCGCCCTGCCCTGGTTTCGTTGATGGTGCTCTTGACCCCCATGCGAGCCTCGACAACCGCCTGCACTGCCGGGTCGAAGTGGTCGAGCAGCAGCTTAAACTCCTCGTCAGACTTGCCCATTGCGTAGGTCCACGGGTAGAGGTCTTTCTCCTGCTTGAAGGCAATCTTTTGCTCCGGCGTGTGCAGCCGGTTGGCCCGGAACGAAGGCAAGATGCCGGCGGGGGGATCTCCGACCAGGTCAGGGTTGACGCGCCCGTCCTTGACTTTGGAGGGGCTGAGTTTCTTCGGCGGGTCGATGCCGAGGGACATCAGCAGCTCTGCGAACTTATCGTTGCTCATCAGGGTGTCTTTGTCGTGGGCGATCTTCTCCAGCAGTTCGGCCTTGCGCAGCTTCTCCGCCTCGATCTCTTCGACCAGCAGGGGAGCGTCCAACAGCAGTTCAGGTTCGGTAAACATGCGGATGGTGGTGTCGATCAGCCGCAGCTCGGAGGCAGGCACCAGGGGGAGCATTTTGGCGAAGGCACCGGCCAGGATATCAACGTCGTTGATGCAGTAGGCTCCCAGACTTCTCTGCTGCGCCTCGGTCAGTTCCCAGAGGTCCTTGACGCTTTCGAGTTCAAAACCTTTCGCCGGTAGCCCGAGATGCTTCGCCATATTGCCGAGGCTTGCCGACTCGTGCGGGTAGAGGGCTCTGGCCATGCTCAGGGTGCAGCCCCAGAACTTAGGCCGAATGCCGGCTCTCCAAGCCAGGATCGCTCCGTCGAAGTGGGTATGGTGGCAGACAACCCATGAGTCGTGCCAAGGGTGGGTCTTGATGAAATTGAGAATATCGGCCCGCTTATGCAGGTAGACCGTCGGACCCGCGCCGATCTTCACCCCCAGACCGTGGATCTTGAACAGAGGGTGGCGGATATACTCCTCGGTTGTCAGCTTCGAAAGAGTGATACTCTCCCCGGTGGCCGGGTGCTTGCCGTAAGCTGTTTCGAAGTCCAGCAGGGTCAAAATCATTGGTTTTTAGTCTCCTGGGATAGATGGAATTAGCAGATATGCCAATTCCATATAATACCTGTTATATTGCTTGTGCGTTTATACAGGCATTATGGGCCTGATCTAAACAAATAGCATCAACACACTCGCCGTCTTCATTGTAGATAGCGTTTTCGTTGGCGGTACTACACCGCGCTAGCGATATAACTGCTTCCGCGCAAGCATGGCGTGTATCTCGATCTTGGTATTTAAGCAACAGAACAATTTGCTGCTTTATTTTGTCGGCGTCTCTTGCGTCAAGCCGAACACCTTTGGTTATTGATAATGTCTTGATAAATTCTTCCGCCTTCTGTTCTGCTGTTTTCATCCATATCTCCTTCGCGTGGGGGGGGCAATATAACAATTAGCCAAGCGGAAAGTTCACCTCATCAGCGCCCCGTATGGCTCTCAGCGTCTCGACCGCTAGCCTGCTTCCGCATGGCATGGCCGTTAGGGCGCTAAACTCGCACTATGCTAGGGTGAGACTCCAAAATAAGACAGGGCACTTGTACCGGCTCATTGCCATGCACATCAAGTGGAAGTAGTTCGTATGTCCCCTCTTGTTTCGTGCCCCCCAAGTGTTCACCAATAACCTTCCAACAGCGGAACCCTCCGCAGGTAGGATAATGATGCATCCGAATAACGTCACCAATCGCAAATCGTTGAATTTCCATCCTTCTACCTCCCGCACCCTAACCACTAAATGAGCCGGAAGGGTCAAGTGTGGGTGGTGCGCTGAAAAGTGTTTTAGTTCTCGGTCAGTCTACGCCTCCGGCTATCATGGGCCGTTATAACGCTACCCAAAGAAGGCGAAGACAAGCCGCTCAAAGAAATTCATTCCTTGCGGTTTCTGTGGCTTCCTGGCTCTCCTGCCTTCGCGATAACCTTCCATGTAATACTTCATCTTGGGGTGTGCATACCACCGCACATCCAGGCCGAGAAGCCCATCATCAATCCCCATCTGGTATGCAGAAAACTTCTTCTGGCTTGTCTTGCTCATATCTTTGAGCCTCCGCGTTATAACAATCGGGTTAGCGGAAGGGCGACTCAGCCCAGGTCCGCGAGAAATGTGTGCAGTTTGCAGTGGTATCGGCCTCCGCAAACCCTTGGCCGTTAGCCTGCAAAAATTAAGTCGGCTTCGGTGCGATCATTTACCGACAATTCTGTGTAGTGCGACCAACCGGAGTACGTGTTGAACCAGTCGCACATTCTTGTTTTTCCGTAGCAGCGCATACATGATTTCGGGTCAACTCCGTTACAATTCGGGCACCCGCGCTTTTTTGATCGTTTCAGTATTTCCATAAAACCCCCAAAACCGGCTAACAATAAGTTGCAGTGGACTGGTTGACTCGTCTGCTTGTTCTTACGGGTCGGTGCTGTTTGGTTCTTCCCAGCACAGCCACTGACCCCAGGTCGTTAGCCGCCGCATTCCTTGAGCCTACGTTGCCATACCTCCACCTGTTCCAATAACACCTCCGGCAGGTTGCCTCGTTCAATGTTCACGAAAAGGGTCGCTATAATTTCACCGGCCAGCCGCCTGCCTTCTTCCGCTTTTGAAACTTCGGCGGCTAACCCAGCGCTCAACTCGGAATTGCTCCGCAATTCGCGAATGTTCGCGGCCTGCATCGCATCCCAGTGGTAATCCAAAAATGGCATCTCTTATCACCTCCGCAATCCGGTTAGCTTAATCCGTTATACGTCTTCTGCGGCGTTGAACGCTTCAAGCCATTCCTCACAGCGACCGCCTCTTTCAAGGGATTCCCAAAACGCGACATCTCCGTTCGCGTGAAGGCCAGCCACGCCGGAACTTTCATTGATAAGAGATCTGACTGCCGCTATCCCTTTTTTGATTATTGCGTTTTCTGCTTGTAATTTCTTGACTTCATCAAAAAGAGAAATATTTATTTCACCTTGCGTCATTGTTCCCATTTTATAAATCTCCGCGTTATAACAATCAGGTTAGCGGAAGGGCGACTCAGCCCAGGTCCGCGAGCTTTATCTGGTTCCGCTTGTCATGGCTGTTAAGCCCCTCGCATCAGTTGATTATTATGCTTGTGAAATGTGTCAAACATCGGGTGTACGTCGTTCGCTCTGGCTTTGCACTCCCGGCAGTATTTGACCGGCATCCGCATCAGGCGGTCGTCAACCTCGGTCTGCACAGGAGTCCTGCAGAGCTTGCATGGGATCATGACGCGAATCAGTTTCCAGCCTGGGTCGTAGTCAGCTTCGATCTCTTGCATCGGTTCCTCCTTAGTTCCAACCTCTTCGCCGTTTCAGAAAGTTGTACAGCAGTGGGGTAAATTCCTCTGGGCCCAGAACCTTCTCCAGTTTTTTGTGGTTGTAGGAGACGAATGGGCGCCAAAACTCTTGGCGCTTGGCCCAGGTGATAAGGTTCCCCATGCCGTCCCAGGTGAAGAAATCTTCTGGGGCTTTGAATGACCGGCACTTGATGCATTGCATGGACCCAAAGCCTTGCTGATAAGGGTAGTACTCATGCCAGCACTGCCCTTTTTTCTGAGTCAGGTATTTGTTGATCTCTTCTTTGGTCGGGCCCATCTCATCCCCCCATCAGCTTCGTTTCGATTGCTTCCACGGTCTTCGGGCAAAGTACGTCCATCAGGTCGACTCTGGCGCCGGAGTGCTCATTGAGGAAGATCCCCGAGATGTCAACGCCTGCGGGCTCCTCCGGGGTCTCCAGCGTGCCGGGATAGTGCCGGGTGGTTGAGTAGACGACCAGAAATTCAACGCCTTTGATGTCAATTTCAGCGGTTCGGACTCTCATGGTCCTGGCCCTCCTTTTTAGTCGTTGAACTTCTCCCAAGCGTCGAGCAGCGGCAGTGCCTTCTGGCAGGTCGCCGCGCAGCTCAGAGACTCCTGGCACTTCTGGCAGGGGTTCTTTGCGTCTGCTGTGGCTCTTGTGTAGCTGCAGGAGCCGCAAACGTCCCAGAGGACAGGGGTCTCATGCAGTATAGAGCGTTCGGAGCCCAGAGGGGCTTTACAGTGTGGGCAGGTCATTAGGCCCACTCCTTTGCTTCTTGCTCGGTCATAAAAAAATGAATCCCGTGGGAGCACTCAACCCGAATGTCAGGATCAAAACTGTCTGCGTGAATTGTTTCTCCTGCAGTGTAGACCAGACCAGAATAGTTTGGTCCGGTCCCGCCGCAGCCAGGCCCACCAAGAACAGTTATATGGCTGGCTCTGCATTTTCGGCCAACGAGCGAGCTGGTTCGCTGTGCGTCTTCAGGAACTAATATCTTGATAACTCCGAGTGTTGTTTTTTTCCAAGCAATAAAAGATCCTTCGGCGGGAACAATTTGAAAATGTGGTAGGTATGCCCCACTGAGATTTGCCCTGCGGAGGTCTGCCCCGCGGAGGTTTGCCTCACTGAGGTCTGCCGCACTGAGGTCTGCCCTGCGGAGGTTTGCCCCGTGGAGGTCTGCCCTGCGGAGGTCTGCCTCACTGAGGTCTGCCGCACTGAGGTCTGCCCCGCGGAGGTTTGCCCCGTGGAGGTCTGCCCTGCGGAGGTCTGCCTCACTGAGGTTTGCCCCGCGGAGGTTTGCCCCGCGGAGGTCTGCCGCACTGAGGTCTGCCCTGCGGAGGTCTGCCCCGCGGAGGTCTGCCCTGCGGAGGTCTGCCCCGCTGAGGTCTGCCCTGCGGAGGTCTGCCTTTTCTTCTGCTTTACGGCTCTTCAGATAGTCTTTAACCTCTTGCGTTGTCATAGCGGTAGTCTCCTGAATATCTCTTTCTCCTCCGGGTGAGTCGCTGCCCAATGGGCTTCGCAGCAGGTGTCGCAGAAGCAGGGGTGCTGCGGCGCTGCGGCCTCGAGCATGGACAGTCGGTAACTGGCTTCTGCGGTTTTGTGGAGCGTAAAGCCGGCAAGGGCCAAAAGGATTAACAGGGCGACTCCGAGTGCTTGCATGGTGGTTTTCATGGTTTAGTACCCCCTTAAGAATCTCATTGACGCTTCTCTCCAACGCTTCAGGCATTGCCCAGAACACAAAACCTCTTTTCCGTGTCGGCTTACATGTTCAGCAAACTTCCCGCACCAAGCACAGGGCTTTTTGCTCATCGTTTCCCCCCAATAAGTGAGCTTGCCTTGATCATGAGACCGAGCAGGGCCAGGCCGGCGAGGTTGAGCCAGGGGAACAGGTCCCCATCATGTGTCAGCAGGGCGAAGGATACAAGCCCGGCGATGATAAGAAAGCACGTAAAGCAAATTGAATAAGCGGTCTCGTTTTGGTCTTGCCGGCGTCCTTGGTTCATCGGTTTTCCTCCTTTAAGTTCGCGGTCGATGGTTCCCCAGTAGCTGCGACCTTGCGGGGTCTCATGCCACAAAAAGCACTCTGCCAGGTCTCCTGAGACGGGGCCAAAGCTCTTGAGCTTGGGAGCCTCGGTGCTCAGGTAATGGGCGGCCTCTGGGTCAATCTCACGGGTGCGCCTGATAAGGTCGGAGTATGCGGGGTTCATGGTCTGCACTCCTTCGGCGCTTTGACCTTCAGCGGCATGACCAGTGCGTAAGTTCCAGGGCCAGTCAGTACGACCGGGGACCTTCCGTCGCGGATCTCCACGGCGGTCGCCTGGGCGAACGCTGTATCAAACAGGTCGCGGGCGAGTCCGTAGCCTTCCGACATGGCCCGAGTGATGCCGATATAGGCGCCTTTGCACTCCAGCTCTGAACAGTCCAGCGTGCGCTCTGCGGGGTTCTTCGGCATGACTCGCGTGTAGTCGGGATAGTCTGGCGCGTTCTCGTTCAGGGCCAGGATCAGGTCAGTCCTGGTACTCTTGAGCACTTGATACAGGCCGGCAGGCGCCTGCAGGTCGATCTCGGCTTTGTGCAGCCGGTGGCCGTCGGTGGCAACGAGCTCGCTGCCGGTGTACTTGACGTGCTGCAGATATTCCTTGGTCGGGTCCTTGCTGATTGCTGCGGCAACCCACGCTGCCAGGGTGAAGGCCTCGCCGTGGGTTTTCTTGTTCAGGGTGATTAGCATTGTCTAGTTCTCCTCTTCGTCGTGGTAGTCTTCGTCGCCGTCCTCAAGCTGTTCAAAGTCGAGTCCGAAGTCTGGATCAATTCCAGGTCCTTCAGCGTCTACCACGCTCCAAGACGCTCCGCACTGGCAGAGAACAAACCACTGCCCATGTTCAAAAGCGGTGTCAAATGGGCCATGCCCGCCTTCGATTGATCCCTTCGCTTTTGCCAGGATCTCTGCGCCGATGTGCGGAAAATTTTGTGTGCTTTTCAGTCTTAGTCTTGGCATGGCTCAGATCTCCTTTGTCTGGATCGTCGCAACGATCTTTAGCTCTGCGAATTTCGCCGGCCCAAGGCGCAGGGCCAGGCGCTTGAGTGCTTGCTTTTTGTCTGGGGCCTGTACCGTGGCCGAGTGCTGGCCGGTGGTGTTTTTGTAAAATATCCTGAAGGAGTGCATGGGCTAGTCTCTATTTTTTGAAGTCAATTTTATACGTGGTCCCAGTCTGGCGCAGCGGTCCGAGTTTGCGCCAGATATCCGCTTGCTCTTTGTCCGTCAACTTCTCACGCCAGCCAAAGCAAAAGGTGTCAGAGTGTTTGTAATAAATCACGTTATCAACCGGCACTTGCAGCTTGTTGCAGTCCAGCAAAAACTCAATTTCCTTCTGTGCGTTGGTCTTGTCTTGTTCGAGGCTCTTTATCTTTTTGGCAAACTGTGCTTTTAAGTCTGCCTCTTGCTTCACTTTGGCAAGGTGCAAGTACTCTTGATAAAGTTCGTTGTCTTCCATGCCGTCAACGTCCGGCCACAAGTCGCCGATTATGGCGGCCAGTTTTTTAGCACTTTTATTCAGTGTAGACTCCCCAAAAGGCAGGCCGCAGGTTTTAAAGACTTCAAGATTTTCCTCGGTAGCAAGCCCGAACTCGTCCCACAACCAGCAATATTTATTTGAGAAAGTAGCGCGAAATTTACCTTCGTGAATCTGGATATTGTGCGGGGTTTCGATCCTGGCCCGCAATACTTGGTCAATGCAGTTCGAGACTTTCCAACTCTCGCCTTTCCCCGTGGCGTATAACTGCGGCAATAACGAGGGGTGCCAGTGGCCTACAAAGTAGGATGCGCGGGCCAGCTCCGCCAACTCCTTGTTTGTGAGGGGTTCGAGGATTGCCCGCATTTCATCGCTGAGCGGGATAGCAAGACCTTTTCCCTGGGCCAGGTCAGCCACCAGGGGAAGCATTTTAGCGCGAGCCTGCTTGACGTGGGCGGGGAGTGCGTTAAATGCTGGGACGGCTTGCACACAATAGGCTTTTTGGTAGTTAAAGTTCATGGCTGCGTTCTCCTTTGTCTGGGTTCGGTTGTTCCTGCCTTCTTGATTTAAATAGTAAACGGGTTTACTTCGCTTGTCAACTGATTATTTTACTTTTCTTGCGTTTTTCTTTCTGCAGGATCTTTTCTGCGCGATCGAGGCGAAGACAGCTGAGGTATGACGGGCTTGTGCCTTGCGTCCAGAGCTTGACGGCGGGCTGTGTGACGCCACACAACTTGGCCAGGTGGTTGAGGCTCAGGTGGTGTAGGTCGATGAGCTGTTGGACCGTGGAGGGGGTCCAGCGTGCCGGCATCGAGTTGACGTCCAGGCCGGCAGTTTTCAGGGCTTCGTGTATGCTGAGCGTGAGCTGGTACGGCGTCTTTTCTTTTCCGGCCTCGTACCGGGTCCATTTATACTCGGAGGGCCCAAACTGATTAGCGGCGCCGGCGACGGTTACGCCTAGAAGCTCTCTCGCCTCTTTCAGAGTGCAGCCGATCTGCAGCCAGTAGGCTTCATGCTTTATCATGGCATGCCTTTATTTGCTTCAGGATCTTGCGTTGTTTGTACGTGGGCTGGGATTTTCCTCTCAGCCAGGCGTCAACGAGCTGGCGAGTAACGCGGCAGCGCGCAGCGAAGGCCGAGATTTTAAGACCGCTCAGCATATAAACTTCGTGGATCTGCTCTTGTGTCCAGTCAAGGTGCGCGGTCTCCAGGTCGATACCTTCGCCTGCCAGGTCTATTTTTAACATAGGCTCCAGCCAGTGCGGCGCCAGCGTTGTCCCGGACTCCCAGCGTTGCCAGGTGCGCGGGTGGGTTTTATATCTGACGGCCATCTGTGCTTGAGTCAGTCCAAGGGCTTTTCTTGCGTTTTTTAACATGCTATTTCTCCAGGTCTGTTTGGGCTTTTAAAATGTAATCGAGATATTGACGGCGAAGGAATGAGGGTTTTCTTGTGCCGTTTATCCAGCGCTCCAAAGTGCGCGGCGTCACTTCGCAAATCTGAGCAACCTTTTCCAGTGTGAGACCTGGACTATCCACAAGGTGCTTTATTTGGCCAGGTGCCCAGACGTTAGGCGCCGGTACGGGAGCATCCAGAAGGTGCTCAATCGGCGCGCAGTAACGCGCCTCTAAACGGCCCTCAAGTTCGCGGCGCCGGTACGTGCTTGCCGACTTCATTTGAAAATGTTTTGCGGCCTCTTCCATTGTCCAGCCTCTGGAAAGTCTGTATGTTTTCAGGTCAAACTTTCTACAACGTAACTTTTCCTCGAAGTTCATAAAATCACCCCCCTTTCCATAAAACAAAGTATGGACGTGCCGTTGTTTTTTGTCAAGTGGATTCTGTTTGGTCAAATATTTCGAGTTTTTTAACGTTTAAAACTGTTCAAGTTCTTGTAATTGTTAGGGAATTGCGTTTTGGGTTGTTCATTTTAAACGTTAAAATAAAAGTAAAGAGCTGGATCTGATGCCATTTTGAATATCCAGGTCGGAAGAAATGAGGGGGGTGCGGGGTTGCGACCTGGATATTCAAAATGGCCAAAATATAGCCGGCATCACCCCAAAATTCAACAAACTTTGAATACCCTTTATTTATTACTTTCTAAGTAAATATATAATAATAGGGCCTTTTTTCTCTTTTCACACCGTGGGGAAACGTTAAAAACTCATTTATTTTGACGGGATATACGGCGCAGCGCCGTACTTTTCTGACGTTTTTAGACGTTTAAGGCTTAAAAACTTGAAAAAATGAATATCCAGGTCGGAAAATGAATATTCAGGTCGGAGTGTTTTTCGGTGTTTTGCGACCTGGATATTCATTTTGGAAAAGTTTACACCTTTCCGGTCCGGATTATTTCTCCTTTGTTACATATATGGTCGTTTTTTACGTTTATCTACCAGACAAAGAAAAGGCAGTTTTATAAGGCATTGCGCCGTATAAAACTGCCGATTGAAGGGGAAACTGCTTTTACTTCTTGAGGTTCCTGCCCTGCCATTTCCAAAGATCTCGAACTTTTCGGAACGCCGGCCCTATCAATTCGCCGGTGGTTTTGTTCATTGTCTGCCATCCAGCTAGGACCGATTTACAACAATAGTTTTCCATTTTTAGACCTCCTCTTTAATGTGGATATAAAAAGCATTCAGCCTAAGACCTGCAGGAACCAAGGCGTTATACACGGCCAAGGCGTCGGCCTTGCTCAGTCCTGCAGGAGCCTCAAAAAAGATCGGCGGCTTGTTCGCTGGTTGCCTACCATTTGCATGGTTTGGAGTGATTTTATATTTTGCCATCGCTTGTTTCTCCTTTGCCTGTGAAAGTTTAGACTCTAAGATGTCTATTTTCCTCTGTTGTTCATTCCATGCGGCCGAGAAAGCGCCCCAACAGATTCTAGCGCACATTTCAGGAACTGTGTTGCGGGCCTTGAACAGATCGAAGGATTTTCTTATTGGATCATTTCCAGTCAAAGTCAACATTGAATATCTCCCCTTTGTTGGCGTTGCGCGTATAGTGGGCCTGTAGGCTGTTAGCCTGGGCAAGCGTTGGGATGTTTTCAACGACGCGTTTAATGATCGTGGGCGCCCCAAAACATCCCGCGGACCCGCACACAACATAATATATTTTCTTTGTCATCTTGTTTCCTCCCTCATTTAAGTTGACCCAACAATAGCAAACCGGTTAACATATGTCAAGCGATGTTTCCCAAAAAACTTCAAGCGCATATAATAAGTAGTGAGGGGCTCAGGTGTGCCAGGCTGCAGGGGGCTCGATCATGCAGGGGGGAGGGGGCTCAGGGGCTCAGCTCCAGGGGGGCTCGATCATGCAGGGGGGAGGGGGTCGGAGTGTCGAGGGGAGGGGGTGGGGTCCCCCCTGCGGGGGATCGTCGCGTTTCCGTCACCTGCCTCGCCGTGAATTTTTTCTATTTTTCACACCCCCTGTAAACCCGGCAACTTTAGGCCAAAGCCCCCGCAGCCCCTCAGTTTTGGTGGCCACCAGCCCCTCAGTTTTGGTGGTCACCAGCCCCTCAGTTTCAAAGTTCTCAGCCTGGAGCCCCCAAACTTCCTGAGTACCTGAACAACTCTCCTGTTGACACTCAAGTTACTCTCTGGTAGAAATATGCTATGAATGCACTCTTCGACCCGCTCAATGAATCTTTTTCTGTGGACGACGAGTCCTACGACACCCCTGCGCCCTTAACTCCCACCCCCTCCCTTCCCAACCGCTGGCCGCCTCAGTTGGTCTTCGATCTGGCCCTCGGGCTTGATGGTTACGAAGAACTTGAGGCGCGCTACGCCCTGAACAAGCACCAGCTGGACCGGCTGTTCGAACTGCCGACCTTCCGCCAGGAAGTGGCCCTGCTCACGCGGGAGCTGCGCGACAGCAACGAGATCTTTAAGAATAAGGCCAAGGTTCAAGCCGAGGCTTACCTGGACGATATGCACGAACTAATGAAGGACCGGAACACTCCGGCGAGTACCAAGCTCTCCATTTTCCAGACCCTGACCAAGCTAGGCAGCCTGGAACCCAAGGAAGAACCGGCCACACCTGCCGCCATGTTCCAGCCCGCCGCAGGCCAAGCGATGCGCATGGTAGTTGAGTGGATTGGCGGACCCAAGGATCACTCACCGATCGCAGCCAAGAATAAAACAATAGAACTGGTCAAATAGCCGACCAAAGGACCGCCGATGGCCGACCTCCACATAAAAATACCCTACACGCCGAGGCCTGGGCAGCTGGTGCTCCACGGGCATCTGGACGAGCATCGTTGGGCAGTGCTGGTCATTCACCGGCGCTACGGCAAGACCGTACTTCTCTTGAACCAGCTGATCAAGCGGGCGCTGACCTGTGAAAAAGAGCACCCGCGCTATGCTTACGTGGCACCCTACCTCAAGCAGGCCAAGAAGGTTGCGTGGGAGTACCTGAAGCAATACTGTGACCCGATCCCTGGGCGCAAGTTCAGCGAGTCAGAACTCAAAGTGACGTTTCCTCAGAACGACGCTCAGATCACTCTGTTCGGGGCGGATAACCCGGACTCGATCCGCGGTGTGTATTTCGACGGCGCCGTGATGGACGAGTACGCAACCACCAACCCGCGCATTTTCTCGTCCATCATCCGTCCTGCACTCTCTGACCGGCTGGGCTGGTGCATTTTCTCCGGCACCTGCAACGGGCGCAACCACTTCCACGACATCCTCCAGAGCGCCAAGCAGGACCCGTCGTGGTACTGGGCGGACCTGAAAGCCTCCGAGACTGGCGTCATTCCTGAGGAAGAGTTGGCCGAGGCACGCAAGATCATGACCGAGGAGGAATATGCTCGGGAGTATGAGAACAGTTTTGATTCGATCATCGGCAAGAAGATCTACCCGGAGTTCAACGCGCACCTGCATGTAGCCAACCGCAGCCTGAAGCCTGAGAACGCGACCAAGATCTACCGCGGCTGGGATAATACCGGCCTGCACCCGGCAGTTGTCCTGACCCATCTGTCCTCGACCGGCCAATGGCAACTCTTCAAGGAGTTCTGGTGGGAAGATACCGGGTCGATGGAGGCGGCGGAGGCAGTCATCACCTGGTGCAATTTGAACCTGCCGCCCGGCTGCACGTTCCTGGACTACAGCGACCCGGCAGGGCGCAACCGGGACAGCAACAAGATGAGCCCCCACCACTACATCGCCTTGAAGTCAAACGAGATGGGTTGTTACATCCACCTGATTGATGGTATACAGACCTGGAAGATTCGCCGGGAGTCGGTGGCGTACAAGCTCAGATCGCTGCGCAACGGCGAGCCGGCAATGCTAATCGACCCGAGCTGCAGCCTGACTATCGAGGGATTTAGCGGCGGCTACGCTTACCGGGAACTCGCCGGGCTGCCCGGCCACTACGCAGAAGAGGCAATCAAGAACAAACATGCGGATGTCCATGATGCGATTCAATATGCCGCGACCAGGATGTTCACCACCGGTGAGGCGGTTCGGCACTCCGATAAGTTTGGCGACCACTACGACGAGGACGAAGACGAGATGTTCGATAACTATAAACCCTGTGGTAAAAGTGCGATAGGTGGGTACTGATGAGGCACATAAACTATTTGAAATACCTTGTGTGCCACAAGTGGTTTGTCTTTGTGGCAGGCACAAAAATCAGGGGGTGTTCTTGGTATCGTTTAGCTATTCACGACCTTAGCAAGTTCCTGCCTTGTGAGTGGTATCCTTATGCTTACTGCTTTTACGCTGAGGATGGGTCGAAGAGATATATAGAAACCGCCGACTTCAACTATGCTTGGAACCACCACCAACACTGTAACAAACACCACTGGCAACACTGGATGTTAAAAGAAGACTCCGGGAAAATTCAACTGTTGGATATGCCTGAGAAATACATCAAAGAAATGGTCGCTGACTGGGCAGGTGCCGGCAAAGCGATTACAGGCAAGTGGGAAGTAGCGGAGTGGTATTTGAAGAACGCTACGAAGATTCTAATTTCGAGAGACACTAGGCGCGAGGTAGAAAACATCCTGTCAGATACCTTTGGACTCAGCATTAAAACAACAGCCACAATCCAAGAACTGTAGAAGGAAAACTGATGAAGATTCCGAGTCGTTTTAAGCTCTTGGGGGCAACCATCGAAGTTGTGGATAACCCGAGACTCGTCGCAGAAGAAAACTGGGCAGGCGCGGCCAAATACAGAGACCACAGAATCGAACTCGTCCCAATCAGTGACGCCTACGTCGTGCCACAGGCAAAGCTGGAGCAGACTTTTTGCCATGAAATGGCCCACTTTCTCTGTTATCATGCAGGCGGCGCGATCAACCACGAACTCAAAAACTACCTGCATAAAAACGAAGAATTTGTGGATCTTCTTGGGTGTCTGCTTCACCAAGCCCTCTCGACCATGGAGTATGACGACCGATGAAAAATCCCGGCTGGCTCCTCGACAATATTGACTCTGTGAACATCGCGGAGAAACTGGACGACAACACCATCGGCAAGATCGCCCGCAGGGTCGTCACAGGCTACAACATTGACGAAGTCTCGCGCATCGAGTGGCGCCAGAAGGCTGAGGCCGGCATCAAGGTGGCCAAACAGATCGCGGAGACGAAATCCTACCCGTGGGATGGGGCGGCGAACGTCAAGTTTCCGATGATCGCCACCGCGGCGATTCAGTTCGCAGCGCGGTCCTACCCGAACATCGTCAAGGGTCCTGACATCGTCAAGGCGATGGTGGTGGGCAAAGACCTCGACGGGCAGAAGGCGGCGAGAGCCAAACGCGTCAGCCGACATATGAGCTACCAGCTTCTTGAAGGGATGCCGGAGTGGGACGAGGACACGGACAAGCTGCTCCACGGTCTGCCGGTGTTCGGGACCTATTTCAGGAAGTCCTTTTTTGACACGCTGCTGCAGTCAACCCGCTCCCCGAGCATCAACCCGCTGAACTTGGTTGTGAACCAGGGGGTGAAGAGCCTCGATACCTGCCGACGCATCAGCGAGAAGGTCATGCTCTACCGCAACGACGTCATCGAGCGCGAACGGGCCGGAGTGTTCCTCGACAAGGGTGCAGAGTATATGCAGACCCACGAGGACGAGGACGCTGATGAGCTGTTTCTGGAGCAGCACTGCTGGCTGGATTTGGACGAAGACGGCTACGAGGAGCCTTACATCGTCATGGTGCACGAGTCCACCCAGACTCTGGTGCGCATCACCGCCCGCTACGATCACGACAGCGTGGAGCTGACCGAGAAGAACAAGATCAAGCGCATCAGCCCGGTGCAATATTACACCAAGTACGATTTTATTCCCGACCCGGAGGGGATGTTCTACTCCCTCGGCTTCGCTCACCTTCTTGGACCCATCAACGAGTCGATCAACACCCTGATCAACCAGCTTCTTGATGCAGGCTCCATGAGCAATCTGCAGGGCGGATTTCTGGGCAAGGGAGTACGCTTCCAGGGTGGCGCCATGCGCTTCAAGCCGGGCGAGTGGAAGCCAGTGGAAGTGACCGGGGGCATTCTGCGCGACAACATCTTCCCGCTGCCGGTGAAAGACCCCTCGGCGGTTTTGTTCCAGCTTCTGGGTTTACTCAATGACACCGGCATGAAGCTGGCATCTGTCTCTGACACCATGGCCGGCGAAACCCCGAGCCAGAACACCCCGGCGACAACCACCCTCGCTGTCATCGAGCAGGGCCTGAAGGTTTTCACCGCGATCTACAAGCGGGTCTTCCGCTCCCTCAAGAGCGAGTTCAAGAAGATCTACCGGCTCAACAGTCTGTATCTGGAGGAAGCGGAGTATTTCCGCATCCAGGACGAAGAAAACATCATCGGCAGCAAGGACTACGCGCTGGATGATCTGGACATCGTGCCTGTGGCCGACCCGAACCTCTCGACCGAAGCGCAGCGCATGGCCAGAGCGCAGGCCCTTTATGGGACAATCGAGGTAAATCCTGTTCCTGAGGGACGACTGGCCCTGCTGACCGAATTCTACGAGTCTCTGGGTGTCGACGCAGTGGAGAAGTATCTGCCGCCCGAGGCGTTGAAGAAACTCTTCGCCCCGCAGGAGCCACCGCCCGATCCACAACTGATCGAGATGCAGCTAAAGGCCGTCAAACAGCAGCACGACTTTGGGATGGAGAGCGCGCTCAATGACGCAATGGTCCAGAAGGTTGTGGCAGAAATTGCCCAGCTCAAGGCGAACACTGAGAAACTTCTGGCCGAGGCTGCAGCGATTCCGGTGGCAACTCAGCTCGGAGTCCTGAAGGACGCCGTGGCACAGCTTCACGCAGAGACCAAGATGGAAATAGAGCTACTCAAAGCCCAAGGAGGCAGCAATGCAAAAGGAAATAGTGGAGGAAGTCCTGCTGGAGGAAATGCAGGAATGGCTGCTGCACCCAACAACGCACAAGGTGCTGAGCTTCCTGGGGCATCTCCAGTCGGACCTGAAGGAATGCCTGGTGGTGGGGCAGACCTTGCGAACGACCTCGGTGGAGCAGACGGCACTGGAGACGAGCTTTTTGCTCGGGAAGATATGGGGGATCGGCCAGTTCCTGGAGCTGCCGAGCCAAGTCAAGAGCAACCAGTCTAACAAGGAGATCAACTAATGGCCATCAAGCCCGCTGGACACAGAGTCCTGGTAAAACCCGACGAGATTGACGAGAAGACCGGCTCGCTGTTCCTGCCGCCCGAGGTTCGTAAGAACATGGGGGATGCCCAGATCTTTGGAACAGTCGTGTCTGTTGGACCCACCGCTTGGAAAGCCTTCGATGCCGGCGAGCCTTGGTGCTCCGTGGGGAACAGGGTAGCTTTCTCAAAATACGGAGGCTTCATCATCCAGGACCCGGAGACAAAAACGCTGTTCAGGTTGCTCAACGACGAGGACATTTGCGCCGTCGTCACAGACTAGGAGGCCTATCGTGGGGATGAGTCGTTACTATAAACGCATTTTTGAAGGAGAAGAGTCATGTCTGAAGCAGACGCCGCAGCAGAAAGCACCGGAAGCGAAACCATCAACTACGAAGAAACTGCGAAAGTCAAAGGCTGGAAACCGTTAGCCGAGTACGACGGTGACAAGAGCGGCTGGGTCAGTGCGGAGGAGTTCGTCAAGCGCGAACCTCTCTTCGACCGGATCAAGCACCAGTCAAAAGAATTGAAGGAATTGCGAAAAACTATTGACAGTATGGCACAATTCCATCATAAATCAGTAGAAGCTCAAGTCACTCAAGCGATTTCGGCCCTCAAGGCCCAACGCAAAGAGGCGATTGAACTCGGAGACGCGGACAAAGTCGACGCCCTGGACGAAGAACTCCAGAAGGCGAAGCAGGAAAAAGATTCCATCAAAGCACCGACTGCCGCGATCCCTGCCGAGATCGAAACTTGGCTCTCTGAGAATACCTGGTTCGAGAAGAACGACGATATGGCGACATTCGCCAGAGCGTGGAACGAAGCCTACCTGAGAAAAAACCCAGGCGAGCTTGAAGAATCCCTCAAAAAGACCACAGAGGCGGTCAAAAAAGCATTTCCTGAGGAGTTCGGCAAGCCCGCAGCACCTTCCAAAAAAGATTCCCCTGGAGCCGTAGAGGCCCCGTCCGGCAGTACCAGCCCCAGCAGCGCCAAGAACTATTCGGTCAGCAGACTGACCAGTGAGCAGAAATTGGTCTATGACCAGTACGTCAACCGCCACAAAATCATGAAGCACGAAGAATACTTTAAATCCTTAGAGGACATCGGAGAACTGAAATGAGCCGACCAAACCGCAGCGAAAAGCAACGCACTCCCCTCGGGGCCCGGAACACTCTGACGTTCTCGGACATGGAGCCTGGGTATTCCTACCGCGTCATTAACGACGTTGACGACCGCCTGACTCGCGCAGAAGCCGCCGGGTATGAATTTGTCGAGGCCAAAAAGGGTCTTGGCGATGTTCGAGCTGCCGAGGCAACCAAGATGGGGTCGAAAGTCTCCAAGCCCGTTGGCGGAGGCAAAGTCGGCTACCTCATGCGCATCAAGGAAGAATGGTATCAAGAGGACCAGGCCGAGAAAGCCCGCAAAATCAGCGAATCTGAAGCAACCATGAAAGCATCTGCAGCCAAGGGCGAATACGGCCCTGGGCTCACTAACGACTAAGGAGCCAAATTATGGCTAACGCAAACACCCCTTTCGGGCTTCGGCCCGTCGGAACGATCGGCTCTGCCGGGTACACTGGCCGAATCGAGCGATTCTATGTTCCCGCCACGGACTCCGCCGCTATCGGCATGGGCGACCCTGTCACCCTGACCGGCGCCGGTGGTCTCCACACTGACGGCACCCCCATCGTCAAGCGCGGCACCGTCGGCGGCATCGCCCTCGGCGTCATGGTCGGCGTTCTTCCGACCCCGACCGACCTGAGCCTGACCTACCGCAAAGCCTCGACCGCCATGTATATCTACGTGGACACCGACCCCAACACTGTCTACGCAGTGCAGGAAGACGGCGACGGCGGCGCAGTGGCTCTGGCCAACGGCACCAAGAACGCTTCCCTCATCCTGGGCACCGTCGACACCGTCACCGGCAACAGCAAGACGATGCTCGACTCCAGCACCGCTGCCGCCACCGCCACCCTCGATCTGTTGCTCCTTCGCCCGGTCCTGGCTCCCGACAACGAAGTCCCTGCGGCCTACGCCAAGTGGCTCGTTAAACTCAACCTGCACCAGTATGCGGCGGGCATCGTCCGCGTCGGCGTCTAAGGAGATCGACTATGGGCATCATCAATACCGGCAGTTTTGCCAAGGCTCTTTGGCCCGGAATTTCTAAGTGGTACGGAGAAACCTACAACGAGTGGCCTGAGGAGTACACCGCTCTCTTCGATCATGCGACCTCGAACAAGGCGTATGAGGAAGAAGTCGGCGTCAGCGGCTTCGGTCTGGCCCAGGAGAAAACCCAGGGCGCAGGCGTTGCGTTTGACGAAGCCTCGCAGGCATTCATCACCCGCTACATCAACAAAACCTACGCTCTCGGGTTCATCGTGACCCAGGAGGCGATGGAGGACAATCAGTACGACCTTAGCGTTCTCGGCAAAGCCAAGGCCAAGGCTCTCGCGTTCTCCATGCGTCAGACCAAGGAGATCATCGCCGCCAACATCTACAACCGCGCCTTCACCGGCTCCGGCAACCCGACCTACGGCGACGGCAAAGTTCTCTGCGCCTCGGATCACCCGCTCAAAGCGGGCGGCTCCTTCAGCAACGTTCTGGCGGTTGCAGCGGATCTCTCCGAAGCGGCTCTGGAGCAGGCCTGCATCGACATCGGCGGGTTTGTCAACGACCGCGGCCTGAAGATCTCGATCATGCCTGAGTCTCTGCACATTCCCAAGGAGCTGATGTTCGAAGCCGAGCGAATTCTGAAATCGACTCTGCAGAACGACACCGCCAACAACGCCGTGAACGCCCTGCGCTCGACCGGCATGTTCAAAAAAGGTGTCAAGGTCAACCACTACTTCACCGACGCAGACGCCTGGTTCATTCGGACCAACTGCCCGGAAGGCATGAAGTATTTCGAGCGCGTTGCCACCGAGTTCGGCATGGACAACGACTTCGACACTTATAACGCCCGCTTTAAAGCGCGGTTCCGCTGCGCCTTCGGAAACACAGATCCTCGGGGCATATTCGGCTCAGCCGGGGCCTAGCACTAGGATCAGTAGTGTCAAACAAACACTGACGAAGCCGGGGAGCTAACCCTCCCCGGCACAATCCACTGAGGAGATAAGTCATGGGAATCAAAGTCGGCAACGTCACGCAAACCAAGGCCGCATCTGCAGCCTACACCGACACCGCAGCAAAAACCCTATTCACTGTTCCTGCTAACGCAATGATCATCGACGCCAGGATCATCGGCATCGCCTCCAACGCTGCCACGACCGGAGTTCTGACCCTCTACAGCCGCCCGGTTGACGGCAGTTCTGCGGCTGCAGCCTTCGCAGTTCTGGACGCCAAAACCACTACCGGCACCTTCACCAACGGCGTTCTCTCCGGCATCGCGTTCAACCGCCAGGACAAGGCCCAGCACATCACCGCGATCTATACCGAGACCGGCATCGCTGCTTCTGCCGGGGCATGGACCGTCCTCGTTGACTTCCTGTAAGGAGGGCGATCATGGGAACTCCAAACGTCAAAGGGCAGATGGTCCGGCCCGTCGCGCAGTTTAAGAACGCCCCGACCCCGAAAACCCTGGCCATCAGCGGAACGGCTGCAGCCACGGCTGCGCTCGGCGCCAACGAGATTCTGGTGCAGACCACGACCAGTTGTTTCTTCTTAGTGGGCTCGAGTGCGGAACGCACCGCAACTCCTGTCACCGTCAGTATCGGGCACTTCATTCCCGCAGGCGTGGCGTGGCCCATGCTGGTCGATCCTGAGCACGTCTTCCAGGCGATCACCTCAGGTGCAGCCGGGTCGGTTTATATCAGCGCCATCAGTTAAATTCAGGCCCCAGCAATGGGGCCTTTAACTAAGGATGCAAACTCATGGCTTTTGGATATGGGTTTATAAATAGCGGAATCGGCATAATTTCAGAAGCACTTTTCCCCGGCAAGAAAATCGCCTCCACCCTCGGCGTCCCTGTCGGTGGCACCTTCACCCGCGCCTCTGGTGCCACGGTTCCCGACTACCTCGGAGTGTACCAGACCGTTGGGGTTGATGTTCCTGCTGTACCGGGGGCGAGATACGAAGCGGCTATTCTGCAACAATCTGGGATGGCTAACTACACCACGGCAGGGGGGGCGACCATTTCAGCAGGAACAGCTACTCTTCCAACCAATGCCGCATATGTGAAACTATTAGCCGCTAATTTCAATGGAGTTGCTGGGGATGTTATCGAAGTATCCATCAGCGCAACGGTTATGGGAAGTTTCCGGCTATACGCTCAGAAAAATGATGGGGCTTTTGATCAGACGTTCACGGTGCATAGAGGGTTTGGTGTGCCTCAAGTATATGTGACAAGAATGACTCTAACCAGCGCACACGTAGGTATGGCGCTATGGGTGTATGCGGAAGAAGCCGTTAGTGCAACTATCCATTTTTCCCGAATTACAAAAAATCCAGGGGCCCGACCGGGCTTTCCTCAAGAGTCTGGGTGGTACGACACGGAGAGACTTTATACCATCACGACTAATGGCGCGTATGCAGACAGGCCCAAAAGTCCCTACTCAAAAGTTAGTTGTATTGGGGATTCCTTTACAGCACATCAACACTATCTGAGTGCAATAAATTCTGGGAGTATTCTCGCAGCAACGGTTGGGGCAGGTATCGGGGGAAACACACTCACGGCAATCGAAGCGCGTTTTGCCGCCGATGTTGTCGCAGTATCTCCTGGGGTTGTGGTAGTTCAGGGCGGTATAAACGACATTGTTGGAGATACTCCTATCACAACGATGTTGGCCGCAGTAACATCTAGCATCAACCAAGCTATTGCTGCTGGGATAAAGGTCGCTCTTGTCAATGTTGCCCCTTGGAAAAACCACACCTCATGGACATCCAATAGACAGGCCTTAACACTTGCCTATAATACAGGTTTGTCTTCTCTTGCTGCCTCTTACGGGTTGACTGTTGTGGACATCTACACGATGTTTTCCGTAGCCGATGCGTTAAGCCCAACTTATGATTCCGGGGATGGTTTACATCTTAACGTGTATGGAGATTGGGCGCTCGGTCTTGCGGTAGCCTCAGCCATTGAGCCACTTGTTCTAGCTACCAGTTCTGAGTTTCTACCCCTGCACCCCTTCACCGACAACCGGGGAGTGCGCGAGTACACGACCTTGCCCGCTAGAGAGAATAGCACCGCCCGCGCCACCGGCTACCAGATGTTCGTGAACAAAAGGTACTACACCTGCACGACTGCCGGGACAACTGCCGGGACTGCTCCCACCTTCAGCACCACCACAGTCGGCCAAACGGTTGTCGATGGGACGGTCACTTGGACGGATGCTGGGCATTACACCGGACCTTTTGGGGTGCTTCTGGAAGAAGCGCGGACGAACTATTTCCTGAACTCTGCCGTACCTGTTACTCAAAATATCACGACATCGGCGCAAGCATACACGGTTTCTGTTGTCGGTAGTGGCAGCGTCACCCTGTCAGGAACCGCGACGGGTGTTGTTACCTCGGCCAGCCCCCTCACGGTAACAGCAACTGTAGGAACTCTGACTTGCACAGTTGCAGGAACGCTGACTCATGTTGATGTCCAGGCCGGAGCCTTCGCCACCTCCAACATCATCACCGCAGGGGCCACCGCAACCCGCGCAGCAACGAACTTGAGTGTCCCGAACCCGCTACCCGCGAATGACTTTACGGTGTATGTGGAGTGGGTGCCGATTGGCCTTAATCCAATAGCACAGCACATGATGTTTGATTCGGGCGATTCCTTAGCTGTTCGTGAATTTTATTTATCCTATTCTACAGCCGCCCCAGGTGACTTTTTTGTTCGTCGGGATGGTGTATTTAGCCAACTTCGTATAGCCGACCCAGTGGTTGGGGTTAGAAACAGAGTCTTAGTACGAAGCTCCAGTAGTGTCGGCCTACACGCAGGTATCAACGGAATATTCTCACAGCTAAGTGCTGTGGTGTTACCGTGGACACCATCTGGGGATATGCGTATTGGTGCGCGTATAGATGGATCAGGACGGATCAATGGAACCATCCCCACAGTCATCGTCTTCAAGAAACCCTTAACTGACGCCCAGTGCCTCGGTCTTTCTAACGGCACCATCAAGTGGTGGGAGGTTCGCTAATGGCCAAGGCAGATACAACCAAAAACGCCCAACTCAAGACCGACCTCACCGCTTTCCTCGCCGCTACGGTAGACAGCAAGGGTGATGTCCAACCCCTGACCGCCGCACAACTGGAAGCAATCGGCGCGATGCCGGTGAAGAGGGTCAAGGTGATCGACCAGACCACCCCGAAGAAAGCCAAGGCGGTGAAGAAATGAGACTGACCATCGAACTCAATAAAGCCGACGCCATTGCGGTCACTCCCGACTATCCGACCGCGGGGCTTGCCTACATCACCGGTGACGAGGGGAGCCAAGTTGACTGGGTTCCCGCCCTTCGTAAGGCCGCGGTCTTCCTGCGCGATACCTTCAACATCGTTGCAGCCCCTGCGCTCACCAACGGCCCGTTACCGAGCAATCCAGACGCAACACAGGTCGAGGGATTTCTGGGCAACTGTAACACCCCGCCGACCGAGTTTGGCCAAGTGCATGTCGAGCTGACCGCCTACGCACAACTTCGACTCGCACCACAACTGCTGATGATGTGCCCCTTTCTGGTGATCGCTGGAGAAGCTGCCGGGGAGCGGGTGGAGACGATTACCACGGACGAGGGGACGGCGGAAGTGAGTACATCGGTGCCGGTGGGGAGGTTCGCATGAGTCTATTTCGCAGTTGGTTTTATCTGGCTTTTCGCACTGTCTGGCGCATCCAGGAACGCATCTTCGGTAAAGGCGTGGTCAATGTTTGGCTCCTGCGAATGGATCGCCTTGCCCAAGACAAGTGGTTTGGCGGCAAGTTCGAGACCATCAGCGGCCACCTGGGGCGAGTGCAGCTTCGCTACGGCGGCAAGATCCCCTGGAGCAAGCGGCCACTTCAGGCCTTCGTCTCTCGCTTTCTGGATTGGCTCGACCCAGGTCACTGCAAGAAAAGCATAGGTTACTAATGACCGTCCCGAGAGACAAAAAACTGCATTTTCTGGTTGGGCTTGGCATCGGCTCCTTAGCGATGATCCACCCTAGCCTCTGGGTATGTGTGCCCGTCACAGCTATCGCCAAAGAATTGCGTGACCTCAGAGGTCATGGAACCCCAGAAGTTTTGGATGCTGTTGCTACTATTCTAGGAGGTTGCCCGTGGCTTATTGCCGTGTACTTTTTTGGAAGTCTGCTGTAACTCTCGCTTTTCTGCTGCCAACGCTGGCTTACGCCGCGTCGATTTCAGCACCGCCCGCTGAGTTCTTCACCGCTTTTCCCCTCACCTCAGCATGGATTTTCGGTGCAATTCTCATGGCTTTTATCGGAGCAGTTGGTATTATAGCAAAACTCGTCAAGGATTCGATCAGTAGGAGCATCGCATCCAGCGAGAAAGTCAACGAGGCGCAGTGGCTGGAGATAAAGTCCTTGGCGAAGTATGCGGGCAAACTTGACCGGCGCCTAATCTCCGTAGAGATACACTGCGACCGAAACCACCCAGGCGGGCGCAGGGAATATGATCCAGAACGCAGGCTCGGAGCCGACGATGAGTGATTCCACTACCTTTGTTCCCGGCGATTACAACGCAGTCTGCGACGAGTGCGGCTTTGAGTTCAAGGCTTCGCAGTTGCGCAAACGCTGGGATGGATATAGAGTGTGCCCCAAGGACTGGGAACCACGTCACCCCCAGGAGTTCCTGAGAGCCAAACCGGAAACAACCCGAGTGCCGTGGGCAAGACCAGAGGGAGCAGATGCGTTCGTCGCCAGCCCCTACGATCTTTATACAGAAGACGGCGAGACAATGACCACAGAAGATGGTGCACCAATTACAGTTTAGGAGCTAACCAATGCCGAAGATGTCCGATCTACCAAATGCTACACCAATGGCTGGGGACGAACTAATCCCAGTCGTCCAGAACGGAATAACCAAAAAGGCGTTGTCTGCTGATTTTGTAGGTCCCCAAGGTGCAACTGGTGCAACTGGTGCGACTGGTGCCCAGGGAATACCTGGTTCGCCAAACACCCATTTGGGCTGTAGCGCCCGCCCATCTGGTTCGGCCAATTCGGTGCTGAATACCACTGTGAAGGTGATAAATTTCGCCACAACTACGCATGATACGTCGGGTATCTTCAGCGTCGGCCTACCGACCAGACTCACAGTTCCTGCGGGTGTTTCCTATGTACGATTGACAGCACAGGTTGATATTCAATCCAACGCCACAGGGCAGCGTATAGCGTGGGTGCGTAAAAATGGGGCCGACCCAGGATCAAACGACTGGCCGTATACCAGCGCGAATGCAGTTGGTGGCTCGTTACAGACAGTGTTGAACATGGTATCCCCACCGCTCCCAGTTGTTCCTGGGGACTATTTTGAACTTGTATGTTACCAAAACAGCGGTTCAAGACTTATTGCTGGGCTCACCGGTTCTAATATCACGTTCTTTTCTATGGATGTCCTCCAGTAAGGAGTTACCATGACCACGTCAGGCGTGTTCAGTCCAACATCGACCCGCGATATTATCGTCTACGGGGCTCTGCGCCTGGTGGGGGCTTACGCCTCCGAGGACACCCCGAGAACGCAGCAGGTCACGGACGCAACCATCGCCCTGAATCTGATGCTGAAATCATGGCAGACCAGCGGCTTTATCTGGCTGCGGGAGTTCAAGAGTTTTGCTCTCGCCGCGGCGACCCCTTCTTACAACCTGCCCGACGCCGGCACCTTCGCCTACAGGCCGACCAGAATCTACGCTGCCACCATCAAGGACGCGCAAGGCCAGGAGATCCTGCAGATGGCGCTGAGTCGGGCCGACTACATGGGCCTGCCCAACAAAGCCCAGACCGGCAGGCCAAACAGCTTCTACTACGACCCCCAGCACACCACCGGCAAGATCTACCTTTGGCCTGTGCCCTCGGACGCGACACTGACACTGGTTCTGGACGTGGACAAGCCCTTCGAGATCCTGAACGCTTCTGGGGACACCTTCGATTGCCCTGACGAGTGGATCGAGCCGATCAAGTACGGTCTTGCTGCCCGGCTGGCGCCGGAGTACGGCATACCCCTAGCCGAGCGGCAACTGCTGACCGCAGAGTATATGTCGCTGCGCCAGGGCATCCTCGATTACAACTTCGACTACACCTCGACGTTCCTCGGGAGGGATGATGGCTAAGGAACTGCTGGAGAAGCCCTACTACAGTGCAGACCAGACGACTGAAGGGGCGGTCGGCTTTGATGACGTGCTGAACTGCTACTTCGAGCCCATCGCCGGAGGAAAGCTGACCCTTCGCCGCAGGCCGGTGCTCGATTCAGTGTTTTGTACGCTCAGCGGGACTAGCTCGTTCGGTGTCGCCGGCATTTACTGGTGGGAGCGGGCGAACGTATTTCTGGCGGTGTACGGAACGAATTTGTTTGTTGTCAGTCAGGCGGGGGTAGTTACGGACCAAGGTGTATGGTTTAGCGGCAACGTGTCCAGGGCTGTGTTCTCCGAAGGCGAAACTGCGGGGGGTGTCACGTGGGTTTATATTGTCGGGGGCGCAGGCTACCCCACAAGGATCACTCACACAACATCGGGGGGGTTTTCCATTTTCTCCGTGGCTACTGTCACCCCAGGCGGTGGACAGCTATTCGACGCCTTAACTATCGCCTACATCAACAGGCGCTTTGTCGCGCCCCAGCCAAACTCTGCTCGGTTCTACTTCACCGACACGAATCCGTCCACAGGGATTCTTGAGAACGACTACTGGGACAGCAGCGACAACCCTCTGGTTGCAGAATCCGACGGAGACCGTATCATTGCTATTACGACGCACCTCAACGAGATTTATGTGTGGGGCACAAAGTCTGTGGAAATCTGGCAGGACGACGGGGTCACTCCGTTCGTCCCGGTGCAGGGCGCATCCATAAACTTTGGCATACAAAACAGAGAAGCTATCACCATTATCGGGGATCGTGTGTTCGCCGCTGGTGTCCTGAATGGTGTCTTCTGTGTTGCTGAACTGACCGGGAGACAAGCTCGGGTCATCTCCGACGACATCAAGACGCTTATCGGGACACCGTTCACAGTACCGTACCTGCTCAGTCTGCAGATCGGCAAGCAAACTTTTCTGCTGGTGCAGTTCGGCTACGGCAGCGCGACTATCGAAACCTGGGCTTTCGACATAAATACTGGCTACTGGTCGAAGTGGACCGATTTTAACGACCCAACCCACTCACCCTTCATCGGCAAATCCTCGGCGATCAATAGTGTTGCTGGAATCTCTCTTGTTGGAGCGAACACTGACGGGCGCATTTTTCGAGTGCGTTTTGGCCCCACGTACCATCGAGAACTCGGACACTCTCTGGAAGTTCTTCGGCGCACTCCCTGGATTCAGCACGGAACCTGGAAGCGCAAACGCTGCAATGCGGTCTACCTGAGGCTCAAACGAGGGCATACTGCAGACGGTCGAGTTTTCTTGAGGTGGGCTGACGATGGCCGGGACACCTGGTCGCCTTCCTACCAGCTCAACCTGTTTCCAACGAGCAACAAGGACTTTATTTCCAGAAACCGTCGCATGGGGATATACCACAGTCGGCGCTACGAGTTTACCATGAGCGACAATGCTGACTTCGTGCTTTCTGGATCTGAAGAAGATGTCACAGTGCTGAGGGACTGACATGGCGAATTTTGAGAAACTTCCGAATCACCCAATCCGCGGCGAGAACTGGGTCAAGTCATGGTTCGAGTTCTCGCGCTGGCTCGACATCGTCCAGAGAACCTTGCGCAAACTGGAGATCGACTCGCTGCTGCAGTATTTCCACCTCGCAGGGCGCACCGGGGGGCAGGTTGCTGCTGGAGGTTCTGGGGCTTCGGACGACCTCACACTTCTATCGACCGCCAGCGCCACCAAGGGTGAAGTCCATATCGGCGGCGACGGCGTAACCGACACTTCGACGTTTGAGGATGATGGTACGCTGCGCTTCGACGGAGACGCCGTCGTCTGGGACGACATCCACTTCCCGCAGTCGCCGCCGAAGACGGTCGGAGCCGGCAACCCGACCCTTGTGACCTTTCTCGGCAACCTGCGCGGGTACGCCTACGCTGTGGGGGACGCTCACGACTTCGACCCGCAGGAGTACAAGCACAACGGCAAGCAGGGGGCACAGGCAGTTATTCACATTCACTTCGTCACCCGCTCAACCGTCGGCACCGACACAGCGATCAAATGGGAGGTCGAGTTCTCGACAGCGAACGTCAACACCGTTTTTCCCACGCCAACCGTGGCTTCTGCGGAAGTCGTTATCCCTGGAGGGACGCCGGCCTTAACCCACGTCATTGCTGACATTACGACCTTCACCGCGGGGAATATCGCCAGCCAGATGTTCATGCGTGTCAAGAGGGTCGCAGCGGCGGGGGTAGCCCCAGCAACAGACCCGGTGATCGTCGGAGTTCATTACCACTACCAGATCGACACTGCGGGAAGTCGGCAGATCTTCTCCAAGTAAAAGGTTTACACTCCGGCAAGCATAAGCTACATTTAGGAAAATCTTTTGGGAGGCTGAATGACCGAACCAAACGTGCTGGCCAAAATCATCCCTGCTGGCGAGTTGACCGCCCCGGAGTACCGGGAGTGGATATTCTCCATTGAGGAGAAGATGCAGCAGTGTGAACAGTCTGTTGACAGGCACGCCGAGGACAACCCCCTCCCGACAAAGCACACGTTCACGCCGGGCTTGTACACGCGCCAAATCACCATGCCGGCAACGTCTCTCGTAATATCCAGAATCCACCTGCATGAGCACCCCTTTGTTATTTCAAAAGGCCGAGTGTCTGTGTACGACGGCAAAGAGATAGTCGTTTTGGAGGCTCCGCACCAAGGGGTGACGCCAGCTGGCACAAAAAGAATTTTATATGTCCACGAAGACACAGTATGGACGACATTTCATGTTACAGATAAGAGTTCCTTTGACGAGATTGATATAAATGGCGTGATAACGTGCGACACGTTTGAGGAATTTGAGCAAATCGCGCATAAGGAGATACCTATATGGCATGGGTAGCCACAGCAATCGTCGGCAGCGCGGTAATCGGCGGTGTCGCCTCGAACGTCGCAGCATCTAAAGGCGCCAAGGCAGCGACCAACGCCAACCAAGCCACACTCGACACCCAGACCCAGCTTGCCAACCAGCAACGGGACGACTTCGAACCGTTCCGGCAGCTTGGTCTCGGTGCCTTGCCCCAATACCGGGCGATGCTTGGTCTGCCGCGAACGGATGCATCCAATGTACGTGATTCTGTAACAGGTAATCTTGACAGAGTCACCAGTGGCGGGATTGACGGCATGACGCGCACCCGCGGCGTTGTCAGCATTCCGCAGGACCCGACTCAGGGCCTCGGGCGCACTCAAGATGCTCGGGCTGGTCAGCCGTTTGAGATGGACCTCTCCCCCATCGGCCAGTGGACTCTGCAGGAGTCTCTGAAAATGCAGAACCGCCAGGACGCCGCCCGCGGTCTTTCTGGCTCCGGTGGGGCTTCGGCCAGAGCTGGTGAGTTGGGAATGCAGGTCCGGGCCAACGACTACCAGCAGCAGTACGGGCGCATTCTGGATGCCCTGAAGATCGGCACCGGTGCTGCTTCCTCCGCTGGGGCAGCTTCACAGCAACTCTCGAACCAGGTCGGACAGTCTGGGCAGAACCAGCAGAACATCATTGCTGGGCAGTCGCAGGCTAACCAGCAGCTCTGGCAAGGCCTCGGATCGCTGCCGATGGATTATATGAACTACCAGCAGAAGGTTCAGATGCCGGGTGGAGGATCTGGTGGATCATCCAGCTACGATTCGATGCTTACAACCCCCCAAGGAACTCGGGTCGATTCCAGCAGATACAGTCTTCTCAACTAAGGGGCTTTTGATATGACCGATATGTGGGCCAACTATCGCAGCAGCCGGGACAGTCTGTTCAACACCCTCGACCAGAAGCGTCAAGAGAAGCGCCAGGCTGAGATCGACGCACTCAACCGCCAGGCAGCGGAGCAACAGCTCGGCCTCGGCCAGCTTAAAATGGGTCAGTTGCAGCAGCAGGTCCAGGACCAGTCAGCCCGCAGGGCGCTGGAAACCCGGCTTGCCGAAGGCACTCCTGAGACTGTGACCAATCCTGACCGAGTGGCTTTTGAATATGACCCTGCGCAGGGGCCGGTGCTGCCCCCGCCTGAGTCGATTACCAGGAACGTACCCGTTTCGCCCTTGGCCGCGCTTCAAGCCCGCACTTCTCTGGCTCTGCAGCAGGGAGACACCGAGGGCGCTAAGCGCATTGTCGACGTATCAGACAAGATCCGCGGCACCGAGAACGAGATCAAGTCCAGAGAGTTCTTCGAAGCGGCCTCGCAGGGCCGGGGCGAGCAGTATCTGGCCGCCAACGGCAAAGACCCGG